GTAAAAACCGGTTACTAGCTTCTCTGCGCAGTTCCTATACCCCGGAACTGGTGTTGTCTCAAAGACTCACTGGTTACTTGGAAAGACCTGTGTAGGTCTTTAGTGCATCCAGCATTAAAGATGATGTCAACCCTTGACGTAAATTAGAGCGAGTACCTAGGTACTTGCTCATGCTTATATCAGGGACGTACTCTTTTGGATCTAAACTAGAAACATCATCATCTGCATCGTCTAATTTGAACGATAACTCCATTAGGAGCATCATTTCATTATAGATGACATTTGATATAGGATGTCTAGTGGCTCCATCATGTACAGTTGGAGGAACTAATACCGAATTCGGAATAGGTACACCCAAACGTTTTAAGTAAAGCATCTGCCCTTGGGCTGTTCATTGTGCTGAGGTATTACCTCTCACAGTGGCCAGTGCCATGTGCATTGCTTGCATACGTTCGTACTTCTTTTTAAGAGACTTTAGTCTCTCATTAAGGTATACTTCTTTTAGGCCTTCAAGGTCTATTTTACTCCAGAACTCAGTAATTTTGTTACCAGTAATGGGCAATTTTCGATTATGGGGTCTAGGATTGACCGGTCACTTTATGTGACCGGGGAATCCTTCAGGTATACCGAGAAGCACAATTGCTTGGCTCTTGGGAAACCAAGATTCAAACAGGGTTCCGGCGCTATCCAGGTCAAGACCTGTTCCCCTTTCGATCATGATATTACAGAGCATAGGGAAGATCTTAGGATCTTTCCTTGCTTCTTTAATAACATTTATCGGTATAGGGGATAGTTCATCACCATCACGGAACAGCCTTTTGGCTATTTCCGCTCTTGATGGGTGACCTTCTAGCGAATGAGAAGTCTTAGTTTTGGAAATTGGAACATCCAATTCTAACATTAATCGTTCGTAAGAACAGGCTACATCTGTGTTGAAGATACAAACATCATCACCGATAACAACGTAATCTCTGAATCGGGTTAAACCGACAAGACTTGCGCTGTATTCGACGATGGCGTGGTGAAGAAGTGCCATAGAAGCTCATGAGGAATAAAACCCCATGGGCTGTCCAACAGCATATCTCACCGTCTCCCCACCTTTGTAGCTGAAATCACGTTCGCCAATAAGTCCTAATCATGCATCTCCTAGTTCTTTTGAGCCAATAGCGGCTATTAAGTCAGCTTCCAAGATTCTTGGAAACCGATCAGTAGCTGTTGTTAAATCGAAAGAGTGACAGGCCTTACCTCTACTAGTCATATCTCTTGTTATACTCGAGACACGATTATGTGAGTAAGTCCCGTCTGTTTCTAGCATAGCAAGGAACTTATAAAGGTCTTTATGGACCTTTAATAGTGCCTGTTGTGTCCAGAAATCTGGGATAGCAATTGTCCTAGTTTTACCCGCATCCTCACTTAGAAAACTAAGTTTGGATGTGGTTAAAACTTTGTGACTTTCGGTGTCTTTATAACATTCAACGTATTTGTCGACTTCAACCATAAGCTTTTCTGAACCGGTAACGGAACAGAACGTCTTTAGGTTATTGTAGACTTCTACACTTGAGTTAATGGCCAGTGCGTCTATGTGGGAATACAGAGTGGCTTGTCCGTTAGGACCTGCCTTTGTACTTCCTACCATATCACTAACTGACCAGCTAAGATCACCAAACTTGAACTTCATTGACCAATTACGTAGTCATGGAGTGAAGCATTTTCTAAAATTATCGATTTCTACACCGGGTTCAGTGATGGACCTAACGTCGAAATTGGGTGAAAGTCTAATCTGCGTATACTGTCTTAAGATAGTAAGTGCACATTGGACTTCTCTCGGATCTCCGTTGATTAGGACTTTCCTAAAGCCAGCAATGGCCTTTGGAAAACCTCCTCTATCGGATTTTCTGAAAGATAGTGGCTCAAAAGGAAGTTTCATTGCAACTCTCGTTGCGATGAAGTACTCCCCTTTGAGTACCTCCAATGCCTTCTTCTTACCCTCATGGAGGATAAGATGATTGGCATGGTCTATTCACGATTTGGCCAGATCTTCAGAGATAACACCATTCTTAATATGCTTCGAGACTTCGAGAGAAGCTTGAAGGTATGTTAAGTTGTTCTTATTTTCTGACATGGCTGATTCTATAACAGAATTGCTACGCTCTCCGACGGTAAGCGTCGTGCTTTAGTTCTGGAGGTTCTAACAAGGTCTTCACCTCGATAGCGTGCAGTTAAATCTGCAGAT